AACGGCACACAAGACAACATTCAATTAAGTTCGGGTTCACTGCCTTTCTTTACGGCTAGTGGAACCCAAGACAACATAGGAGTCAGTTAATAATGGCTAATCAAATACCTTTAAAAGCGCGTTACACAGGCTCAGATACAACTGCTCTGGGTGAATTTGAGTCAGGCGATACGCTAGATTCAGTATTGCTGGATACAGGCACAGGTGCTAATCAAATCGTCAAATTAGATGGCTCGGCAAAGCTGCCAGCCGTAGACGGTAGCCAGTTGACCAATCTACCTTCTTCAGGAGGAGGCGGTGGTGGATGGACAGAGATTGCTACTCAGACCCTTACAGCATCCGCAGCTTCTGTGACTTTTGCGTCACTAGATTTATCAGCCTACAGGATTGTACGCTTGGAAATATATGACCTAGTTAAAAGCAATAACCTATACACATACTTAGAACTTAGTAATGACGGCTTTACTACATATGAGTCTTGGAAGAAAAATAGTCTTGCTTGGTTTGATAACCAAAAAACGTCTTATGGTTTAACTAGTGGCGGCACTCTGGGAGGCGGTCTTGGACAGCACTTCTATCTTCACGACTTCAATTCAAAGAATTTGTCAAAGGGCACATCTGGATATGTCGATCTGATGGTCAACCAAGAGCAGTTGATGCTAAATGGTATGGGTATTGTCTACGATGACGGTCCAGCGAACTGCTTATGGAATGGTAACTGTGACTGTACTACGTTCACTGACCTGAAATTGACCGCTTATGCTGGCAACTTTACGGCTGGCACACTCAAACTTTATGGTATTTAAGTATGGAAAAAATATATAGGTCCGTAAACGGACAACGTAGTGAACTCTCTGCTGATGAGCAAGCTGCGTATGAAGCGCAGTGTGCTGCGGCAGAACAAGAGCTAGCATCTAATGCTTGGGTGCATAGCCGTATTAACGCTTACGGAAGCTGGCAGCAACAGCTAGATGAAATCTTCCATGACATTGACGCATGGAAATCTCGCATTCAATCAATCAAAGATAACCACCCAAAAACAGGTAATTAAATATGGCTACGATAAACGTAGGTAAAGTACGCCTCTCGTTTGAAGGTGATTACAATTCAGCCACAGCTTATGTTGTACACGAAAGTGTGTTCTACAACGGAGAAACCTTTGCGTGTATCCAAGACGCGAGTGCTGGAACTGCCCCAACCAACGCAACACATTGGATTAAGCTAGTTCAGAAAGGCGCTGCTGGTGCAACAGGCGCTACAGGTGCTACAGGTGCTGACGGTAATGATGGTGCTACAGGTGTCGCAGGACCGCAAGGTTCTGTAGGACCAACAGGTAACACTGGGCCACAGGGCGCTACTGGCAACACTGGTCCGACAGGCTCAACAGGAGCTACAGGTGCTGATGGCGACACAGGGAGCACTGGACCTCAAGGGCCAGTAGGCAATACAGGTCCTACAGGTCCTACTGGTTCGACAGGCGCAGACGGCGACACAGGAAGCACTGGACCTCAAGGTCCCGTAGGCAACACTGGTCCTACAGGTCCAACTGGTAGTACAGGCCCACAAGGTCCTCAAGGCGACACTGGCAACACTGGGCCTCAAGGTGTCTCAGGTGCTGTTGGTAATGATGGTGCTCAAGGCCCTACTGGTTCTACTGGTCCTCAAGGCGATACTGGTTTAACAGGCAGTCAAGGTAGTACAGGTAGCCAAGGTCCTACGGGGCCTCAAGGTGACACAGGTCCGACAGGCGGTACTGGACCACAAGGTCCTGCTGGTCCTACAGGTTTAACTGGTAGCACAGGTGCTGTGGGTCCTTCAGGTCCTACGGGTAACACTGGTCCTACGGGTAACACTGGTCCTACAGGCAATACAGGTCCTCAAGGTCCTCAAGGCCCTACAGGTTCTACAGGCTCACAAGGCCCAGTAGGAGCAACCTTCAGTAAGAGTGGTACAACTCTCTACATTACAACCTAATAGGAGGTCACTATGAGTCAATCATTTGACCTAACAGGCCCAAGTGTCACTACGCACGTTCAGTTCAATGGGGCTGACTGTGAAAAGATGATGCTTAACGGTACTCGGATTTGGGAGAGGTATATAACTCAACAGCAAGTTTGGGTAACAAGTGGTTATAACACCACACAGGAAACTCTAGTGGCTACCTATTGGTCTTGGTGGTACTCAAACAATGGTACTCGCTGGGGCAGTGATGGGTGGTCATCATGGTACGGAGGCAAGTGGGTGGTTAACGGCTCACTTCTTGGGACGGGAATGGGCGTAATGTGGTCAGGGGGTTATAAATACACATGGGGTGGTAGCTACTTTTGGCTGGGTAATGCAAACGCTACACACCATCAAATATTTAAATACTCCGTATCTACCGTATGGGTAGACACCTCTGGATATGAAACTCAAAACGTCACCGCTTACTACTATTAACAACAGGAATAACTAATGAACACATTCATTCACCAGAACGGCTTAAGCCTGATTGAGAAAGATGGTAAGCGTCTTGAGGCTTTCCTAAAGCCAGACTTCAGCTTCCAATATGATGACATCCAATTCCATGAGAACTCTCAAGGCTATGTCTTAAATGATAACTGGATAGACTTCACACCTGAACAAACACAAGAGCTTACGGACTACATCAATGGTCAGGAAGAGAATCCTCAAGGACAAATTAACTTTGAGTCCATGATGTATCTACAAGAAACTGATTGGTACTTAACACGTAAGTTTGAGACAGGTGCGGCAGTTCCACAGGACGTTCTAATCAAACGTCAAGAAGCCAGAGAAGCTATTAATAAGGACTAACTAAATGTCTACCATGACCGACTACGATGCAGGACGCTTAGTGACTCTCGTAGAAACTCTAGGCAACCAAGTCGAATCACTTAATGAAACAACGGTCACACTATCTAAGCGCATCAATGAACTTGAAAAACAGTTGGTCAAAGGCAAAGGTTTCCTAGCGGGAGCTATGCTGTTGTCTATGGGCCTTGGTGGTGTTGGCACTTCTTTCCTAGCTAAATGGCTAGGCACTTAAAAACTACTATTTAGTTTATATGGACTAACATTTAGTTTATATGGACTAACAGGACATTCTTATATGAACTCTCTCAACCCCTTTGCTGGGATTGCTGGGAGTGTCATGGAAGGTCTTGATGACTTGTTCACATCTGAAGAAGAGAAAGCAAATGCTACTCTGAAGATGACTGAACTCCTCCAGAAACCTCACAACCTACAAGCGATGGCTAACATCGAAGGTGCGAAGCATCGCTCTGTGTTTGTGGCTGGTTGGAGGCCTGCAATAGGCTGGGTATGTGCAATTGGTCTTGGTTACCAGTTCCTTATCCTGCCCTTTGCTGGACTTATCAACGCATTCTATGCACTTCCTGCAGAACTTCCAGCTATTCAAGCAGCAGAACTCACAACTCTCGTTATGGCATTACTTGGCTTAGGCGGTATGCGCTCCTACGAGAAAGCTAAAGGACTAACACGATGACACGCAAGCTAGATGAAATCTTATCTGAGCTACATGAGTGTCTGGCACAGCAACTATTGGACAGAATCCAAGATGGTGAAGCTAAAGCCAGTGACTTAAACGTAGCCCGTCAATTCTTAAAAGACAACGGTATTGATGGTGTGCCTACACAAGGCAACCCATTGGACAATCTCACACATATGCTTCCATCCTTCGATGAGATGGAGCTTCCTCTACAGTAGGTGATTAATGGTTACACACAGTGACCCTATAAAGGGAGACTTCCGTAAGTTTCTCTTCATAGTCTGGAAGACTTTAAACTTACCCGACCCAACGCCCATTCAATACGACATGGGTTCTTATCTACAGACAGGCCCAAGGCGTTGTGTTGTAGAAGCTTTCCGAGGAATCGGTAAGTCATGGATTACATCTGCCTATGTGGTGTGGTTGTTGTATTGTGACCCACAACATAAGGTGCTAGTAGTATCAGCCTCCAAAGAACGTGCTGATGCTTTCTCTACGTTTACCAAACGGCTTATCAATGAGATAGAACTACTGTCTCACCTGCGTACTCGCTCTGGACAACGTGATTCAGTGATAGCGTTTGACGTTGGCCCTGCCATGCCAGACCATTCACCTTCAGTTAAGTCTGTTGGTATCACAGGTCAGCTAACAGGTTCCCGTGCTAACACTATCATCGCTGATGACGTTGAGGTTATGAACAACTCAGCTACTCAGACCATGCGAGATAAACTCTCAGAGGCAATCAAAGAGTTTGATGCTGTTCTGAAACCCAATGGTCGTGTTATTTATCTTGGTACACCTCAGACTGAGATGTCCATATACAACTTACTACCTGAACGTGGCTATGAGATACGCATATGGCCTGCTAGATATCCTACAGACAAGCAAGCGTTGATGTATCAGGGGAAGTTAGCCCCTTTCATAGAGCAACGTAGAGCTGAATCTGAAGGTAAATCAACAGAACCTGAACGATTCACTGACATAGACCTCATGGAACGTGAAGCATCCTACGGTAAGGCAGGCTTTGCCCTACAGTTCATGCTTGATACCACGTTAAGTGACGCTGATAGATACCCATTGAAGCTCTCAGATTTGATTGTGTGTGCTTTAAATCCTAAGAAAGGTTGGGCTGACCTAGCGTGGGCTTCTGGCCCTGCACAAGTTGTCCTTGATGTTCCTGTTGTAGGCTTCACAGGGGATAAGTATTACTACCCCATGTGGAAATCTGATGACATGATGGACTTCCAAGGTTCAGTGTTGTCCATTGACCCGTCAGGCCGTGGTAAAGACGAGACAGCTTACGCCATCGTGAAGATGCTTAACGGTTATCTCTATGTCACTCAGTGTGGTGGCTTTGCTGGTGGTTATGATGATAAGACTTTACAGCGTTTAGCTACTCTAGCGAAAGCTGAACAGGTCAATGAGATTATCATAGAGAGTAACTTTGGTGATGGTATGTTTAGTAAGTTACTGACACCGTTTATCCAGAAGACTCACCCTTGCACAATCAACGAGGTGCGCCACAGTAAGCAGAAAGAACTCCGTATTATAGATACCCTTGAGCCTGTCATGATGCAGCACCGTTTGGTGGTGGATGAGAAGCTCATCAAGGAAGACTATGAGACAGCCAAGGAGACTTCCTACAGCCTGTTCTACCAGATGACTAGATTGACTAGGGATAGAGGCGCAATCATCCACGATGACCGCTTAGACGCTCTGAGTATCGCTGTAGCTTACTGGACAGAACAGATGGATGCTGACGCGGAACTCTTAGCTGGACAACAGAAGCTTGACGCTTTCAACAGAGAGATAGAGCGGTTCATGGACCACGCTGTTGGACATAAAAGAGTTAGTGATTCTTGGATTTGAACACGTTTCTAGAACTTAGAGACACTTAGCAAAGGTTGCACTATGGGGAAAGCCCCATAAGGGAGAGGACACATTCTCTGGGAGATGTTTATTAGTGATGATTGTTAGTGATTGATAAACAATGAACATCACTCTCAGAGAAGACCTCAGAGATATGGTTGTCAGTGATTAATCACCAATGAACACTAATCTCAGAGAAGACCTCAGAGCTATCTTAAAGATATCCTTAATGTGATTGTTCAGTGAAGCTTTCTTACAGTATTGTAATGGTATTGTCCAAGATTCACATGTGGATTTGTCATGTGGATTTCTTATGGAGTCCTATGTGAAGTTGTGCTTTTTGTTACCGTAGAGAAATAATTAGGGATAAAAATCTGAAGTCCTATATCGATATGGGACGGGCCGAATATCCCCCGTGGCCCCTATAAATAATCTTGATATCAAGACTCTTTCATTCAAAAAAAACCTTTTGTCTTCTACTGTGTCGCTGCAGCCCCATTATATTGGCTAACCTGTTGATATTCCTGCCGCTTTAGTCTCCAGTAAAGAGGTATTGCACCTCTTATAGTTAGTGCCAGGTTAATTAAGTGACATCAATTAGGATAGATGGTGGCTTGATTTGATTCGACCATCAACGTCGCCCTTATCGTTTTTGATTTTCCTATTGACCACCTATATAACTACCAAAAGAACACCAAAAGAATACTAAACTGTAATTAATTACCGTTTTTTGTTGAAAACCTATTGACCTTATAAAATCTATCTGTATAGTCGGAGGTCAGTACCAAACGGTAACTAACTAAATAAAGGAATACAGACTATGAATACAGCAACAATTATCAAGATAGCTCAAGATTTCGCAGAATCAAATTATGATTATGGTATGGATTACTTCATCGAATGTTACGACCACGCCCAATGGGTGAAGTATGTAGGTAGCGACAACATGATGGCAGTACTAAAGCGTATGTTGACTGATGCTAGTGACCGTGCTGAATACGTT